TATATCCATTTAAAGATGGATCAGATACGTAAAATAATAAATTATCATTTCTTACAATCTCTAAAGGTGGATTAACAAGTGATAATTCTTGTGTTCCACCACTATTTGCAGTAATACTTACGACTCTAGGAGGTTCGTTAATTACATCATATCGTGTTTCTGCTAACTGGAAGTTACTATCATCAGTCTTATAAACAAAATAAGTTCTTTGTGATGTCAAACCTGTTGCTGGAGATCCATCATAGAATAATTTTTGACCAGTTTTAAATCCATGATTTGAAATATTAATCGAATTGGCATTAACTGCTGAATTTGAAAATATTGTTGGATTTATTAAAAGTTTATCATTTTGAGCACTGTACTTAACAACAACTGAAGTTGCACCTGCACCAACACCTTTTGTTTGTGTAGATAACACTTCTAGTTCAACATTATCATTATTCTGAAGTCCATGTAAGGTAGATCCTACTGATACAGTTGCAATACCAACAGTAACAGTAATTCTTTCTACTTTACCCTTAACTTGAGGGTAATTTGACTCCAATGAATATTCAAAATTATCGAAATCTCCAATAACATCTCCACTTTTAAAGAATACAGCGGGATGTCCTGCTGTTACTGCAAGACCTACAAGATCATCTGAGAATTTACGTATATAAACAACTGTGCTATTACCTGATAACAAATTAGAATTAGGGCCAACTTGGAACCTATCTCCAAATGCAATAGTAAATGCATTAGTAGGTGATGTTGTTGGTCTTCTTAAAATTACTTGTTGATTATCTTCAAAAGGGTGATTCGGTAAAAATATACATTTTGCTGGTATAGAAACAACCTCTGATCTTTCACCTATTGTATAAGACTTACCTATAGAAACAGTTCTACCAACTGTATTCGCAACACCTATCGCCTCACATGGATTAAAATAAACTATATGATTTTTCTTAGATACAAATTCACCTATGTTTGATGATTCAATGTCAATTATTTGTGGTATGGTTTGAACTAATGATCCTAGAACATGAGATGCAGTATTTGCAGAACCCACGATTCCTCTCTTAACTCTTAAAATACTTCTTTCTTCAAATACGTTTAGAACTTGTAATTTTTCAGTTCCAATTCCAATACTACTTCCAACTGATACAGAATTTGGTATTCTTGCCAAATAAATGTCAGTGATTATACCCGCTGTAGCGTTTGCAGGAAGATCTTTATATAAAACAGTGCTTTCAGAACTCACACCTATTTTATGAGATCCTGTAAGTTTAGGAATACTAGTAGTTAAACCAGATATTACAACTGTATCACTTGTATTTAAAGTATGTGTTGTGGAAATAAATCCAGAAACTGTTCCATTTCCCCCACGAACAAGGACAACATCATTATATGTTGTTATTCCTACAGTAACGTTATCAACCTCTTTACCTTGTACACTTGATACTTTTGCTGCTGCACCACCACCATCAGTGTTTGAATTATCAAAGTTTAAAGAGTCTTCAACCTTAAAATTACTTCCAGCAGAGACAATTTGGAAATCATTTATGTTTCCACTTGTAACCGATTCTATAATTGATGTCTGTTGATTTATTTCATAAGATTCTATAACAAAATTGTAATCAGCATTATCATCATCTAATTTGTATGGAAGTGAATTACGAGTTAAATTTGAATTATTAAAATCAAAAATTGATTGTGTTAATGAAAAATTATCATTAATAGGATCTGATCTAAATGTGTCACCTATGAAATATGGAAACTCTGGTTGAGATGTAGTTGTATTAATTCCTGCGAAATATGCGTAAGTTCCATTTGGAAAATCTGGTGTTTTACAATATCTACCGTTACTTTGATCTAAATCTCCAGAATTTGTAAAGATATAATCTTCAATAAAGAATCCAGCACTAAAACTACTGGTTGGTGGTCTGTTAATTACTTCTGTAATATCTAAATCATAACCAGTTGTTATGACTCTAGATATCGAGTTACTATTATCTGCTTCTGAGTATCCATATGGCCCATATATTGGATTTCCATCATATGCCCATCCAATAATTGGTGAGTGTAGTTGAGGTGTTGTTGCCACATCGGAAAAAGCACCCTGTATTTTATTTGAATATCCAACCACTGAATACTGTAAGTTTGTTTCTGCCTCTCTTAATAATATTTCATCACCAAAACGAGTAAGATTATTTACAGTTAAATCTCTTACAGCAGAATCAACAATAAATCCTGATCCATTAGGTGTTATCTTAATATCAGGAGATACTGTATATCCAATACCCGGATTGATAACCTTAACATCAGTAATTTTGCCATCAGTTACAACCGCTCTTAATTTTCCACCTATTCCAGTTCCAATACCAACTAAATCTAAGTCTGGGGCAGATGTATATTCCTTACCACCAAACATAACATCACATCCGATGATTTTTCCATCAAAAATTATCGCTCTTAATTCTGCTTCTTTACCATTCAAAATTTTAATATTCGGTTTCTTTTCAAAATTCAAAATTTCAGATCCGTAATTAGATCCGGGTTCATGTAAATATCCATCTATTAATTGTCCACGTATTTTAGGTGTTACAACTAACTCTTCTGTACGACCAGCAGATACCGGTGAATAAATTGCGTCTACTCTTACTACAATTGGTTCATAGAAAAATTCATGATTACTTGAAGTAAATACTTGAGAAATTCTTTGAAAATTACTTCTTAAGAAATTAGAATTTGGATCTGTTGCACCTATACCAACATCAATAAGTCTAAATTTATCGTTATCTAATTTAAATACACGGTAACGTGTAGTAATTCCAAGTCCCACAGGTGCATGACTTGCATCGCCACTTGATGGTGCATACTGAACTAAATCTCCTGTATTAAATCCATGATTCTTAAAGTTGATTGAATTATCAACAGTGTGAATACCAACAGGTTTAATAATTAATCTTCTGTTTGTATAATTTGAACCTCTATCAATAACTTTTACTGCTTTAAGATGATTTTTTAAATTTAAGAAGGTGAACTTATGTGTACCAGCAGTATTTTCTACAGTAAATCCAACTGTGTTAATACCAGCAACGTAATCACTAAATTTTTCATATAAGTGAACTGAACTTATACCAACGACCTGTGGATAGTAAGTTGCACCATTTACTAATGTTTTATTTTGTGAGGTATTTGCACCCAGAAAAGTTCCTATACCAAGGGATAAATTTCCATTATTACTATAGACAAGTGGTTCACCATTTTCTAGATTATGAGGTCTCTTAAATTCAATAATATCGTTTATTTGATCAACTCCACCCTGCACACTTTTTAATCTACCATCAAATTCAATTTCTCTTTGTCTTTTAGTAACAACAGGTTTTAATACCGCTCCAGACCCATTACCACCTGATATGGTAACTGACATTACCTTTTCTACATCAAAATGTTGTTGATCAACTAATACCTCTTTAATCGACCCACTAATAACTGGTTGAACAATCGCAGTGGTTCCGGTTCCGGGTGAAGGAATGCTAATTGTAGGTAAATTTATTACATCAAAATTCTTACCTTGATTTAAAATTTTAAAGTCGGAGAGTGGGCCAAAAAATATCTTATCTAGAGATTTATAATTAGCAATTTCAACACCATTCTTAAGAATACCAGATGTACCCGGTTCTGTTTTAACAGATTTACCTGATTTAATATTTACATCTGCGGGAAATTTTCTTAAAACTTTTTGAACACCTATTTGCTCATTTTTATGTCTAAGTAAAACAAATTTATGTTCTGCTGTAGATGATGTCTGATTTGAATTATCAAATTCAATATATGGAGGATTTGATGGATCGACATTAGTTACAGTGATGAATGATCTTGATGGATAAAGTCTGAGAACATTGTTAGATGTGGTATTTGAATTTAATCTTTCTACAAAATAAATGGTATTCGTTGATAATCCAACTAAAGGTTCTTCACTAGGCAAATATACAACAGCATCACCTGTTATAAAATCAACTGCACTGTTAAATTGTAATTTTGAATATAACCCCGTTGTAAGATTTCTTTCAAGTAATTGAAAATTTTGACCATTAGTACCAAAAAAATCAGACTGTGGAATTCCTTTAGATGAATGAATAGTTCCAATCCCTGATCCAAGTGTTTCCTTGATGACTTTCTTTTCAATCAAGTATGAGGGCATTGATGATGATGCTACATAATAATTTTCATCTTCATCGTTATAAGTGTTTTGAACATCAGTTGTGATAATATTATTTCCAAATTCCAAATCAATATCAGACGCTGCGACTGCTTTCTTAAGTTGTCTTTGGATATCATACTCTGTTATACCATCATTAGTAAAAGATACTCCTAAACCAATATCATTTGTACCAACAGTGACAACCACATCTGTTTTTATAGGTATGAATTCACCTCTTCTAAAAACAGAAACTTTATCACCTGTTTTTAATTGTGATTTGTCAATTTTTGATTTATGATTAAAATCTGATGTTGTTCCGGGAACAGGAGTAGCAGCAGGAATATCGAGTTTAATTCGACTTGCTGTGTTGTAAATCCATGAATTAAAAAATACAGTCTTTCTTGACTTATCACTTGGTAATGTTGGGTTTGGTATTTCCTCACCTAAATTTTTAACTGTTATTTTTTCCCCTTCAAGAGTTACACTTGATCCACTAGTAGGTAAAAGTTCAAAATCAGATAATACTCCAGTTATTCTTAATTCAACTCTCTTTGTTAAATCGCCATTTTCATAACCAAATATAAATTCATCACTTCTTAAATCGTCAGTAGATCTAATAGAATTACCAATTCCAGTGCATAGTAAAAACTGATTAATAGATTTATCACCATATGAAATAGTATTAATACCATTAACTCCATTTGTAACCACAGTTCCAGTGGTACCGAAACCAACTGTGGAATCTACAGTTAAAACATTTGAATTTATAGGTGCATCTTCAATAACCCTTGTTTTTCCGGGTATTGTAAATGTTCCTTGTATTGCGGATCTTTCATCATAACCTACGAATAAATTTAATTTATAATATGTCGTAATACCTAAATTTCCAGATCTACTAAAAATTTCAACTTCAGATACTGATCCTGAAGTTGTTAAATCTGTAGACTTTGTAATAGTTTGTCCTATTAGTTTATTTGGATCACCTGATATCCTTTCAGCAACAACAACTTCCCTACGGATGTATTCAGCGGATGATGGTTTGATTAAACGATTTTCTAAATCGACAATTTTTGGAGTAATTCCGTATAAAACATTAAATAAAATCCTAAATGACTCCTCAGTTCCTTTAGATTTGTATAATGATTTAGACTCTTTTATGAAATTACTTATGTCTACTTTCTCACTTAACTTTGTATCTTCTAATCCGGGAGTTATATAAGATTTAACTTTTTGATAGAATTCTTTAAGAAATAATACACTTAAATTTTCAACATCTGATGTTGTATTATGAATATCTGCAATACTTGTAGAAAATACAAGTTCACCCTTGTTAACTGGATCTGTATATGAAGTGATACCACAGAATCCTCTTACACACCCAGTAAATGAATTAGTTGTTATACCAGTATATGTAATAATTTCATCATCAATTTTAAATAGACCATATTCATTAGGAAATCCTTTAGTTGATGATACATTAATCGTAGTATCAGATGCATTTATTCCTGATGTAAGTGTGGTTACTCCTACAATTACTTCAGGTGTTAAATTATCGAGTTTAATATATTGATCTAGATTATCAGTTAAATCTACAACACCACCACGATGTTCTTGTGAAATATAATATTGCTTAAGAAAATCAACCGCTAAAGGACTCTCTGACCTGATAAACTCAGGAAGTTGATGCTCTATTATTTGTTGAACTTGTATACGTTTGTCTATTCCAGTTCCAATCATGTTCTTGATAGTTCTCCGTTAGAGTAACTTGATGTGACTTTATAACCAACACCAGATATTTGTTCTCCTGATGTAATCGTGTCTTTAACCATATTTATTTGACTACTTGGGATGTTAAAATCTAAGTAAAGATCTTGCAATCCAATAACATCATTTGATTCAGGGAATGCTTGAATTTCAACAATGTCGTTTGGTTTATCTGTAGATATTATATTTATAGTCGATAAATTAATTTCACCATGTACATAATCAACTACTCCAGCTGATTTTACAACAACAATCGTTTCACCACTTGCATTTTTTCTAACGATTGAGATAGTTCCTGTTAACTTATCTGCATTAGGAACATCAGTAAAGAATACAGTTTCAATTGTTCCTTGTATTTTAAATCCAGTGCTCTTAATATTTAATCCTTCTGGTTTAACATTGAATTGATTACCAAAACACAATTCGTATTGTGCAAATTGATTCACAAGTGCATTTAAATTACGACGAATTCTAACTCGTGTAATATTTGAGGTAATTGCTTTATCAATATTATCAACAACATTTAAAACTTTACTATACTTAAATCTACCACCAAATTTGTTCACATCACCTGATTTAGAATAAGTGGTAAGTGCTGATGTAATTTTTGTTTTAAGATCATTTACTGCACTTATCTTTGTAGTGTCATAGTATATGAAAGACTCAACCTCAACATAAAGAACCTGCAAGTCAACTATTTTTTGATTTATACCTGTTAATGAATAACTTTTTAATTTCGTTAAAATTTGAGTTTTATCAAAATCAGATACAAATTCACCATTCTTTGGTTTAATTGTTATTAATACTGTTCCAAACTGTGGTGGATCAACTTCCTCACCTCCAACAACTGATACACTTTCAGTGTTTGGATATACTTGTTGCACTATTGATTCATAATCTCTTGCTGTAACCGCTCTGTATTGTGATGAATACAGTCTAGGTGCAAAATACTTAATCGAATCAACACTCTCAATGTCGCCCCCATTAGCTGCTGCAGAGATCGTATTAATTGTTGGAACCACTGATGGAGTGATTACTTGACCATTATCACCTAAGAAATTACCAGCAAAGTTAAAGTTACTTGGCCCATTACCCTCTGAACCAGATGTAACAACATATTGAACCGTGATCACCGCACCATTTTCAGGTTTTCGACCAAATACTCCATCACCAAACAAGAGTTCATATCTTTCATCCTGAACTTCTTGAATCAGATATGTGTCTGATATTGAACTAATTCCCACTATATTATCAATCATCTTATATTGCTTACCTAATACACCCGGAGTGCCCACATAAGCGACGATAGATGAAGTATCGATGTTTGCGTTATCCAATACAAATCGTTGCTCCAGAGACCCGTCAACTATGAATTGTGATGTTAAAAATGTTCCCTCTAAAACATCAATAGGATTAACTGCAGATCCAAAAGATGCAGTTGCAATACCACTGGTAACTGTTGTGCTTGCAGTTATCTCTTCAGAGATGGAAAACACTACATCTGAGTCATTTGATCTACCAACACACACTAGGCCTGGTTGTAGTTTGATTTCTGAACTTGTGCTATTCGCAGTAACATTAAATGATATTGATGCCCTTGCTGCCGATTTTGAACGGGGTACATAACCGATATTTCTTGCCAAAGATACGACATTTTCTCTTAGAGTTGCAGAATCAAGAAAGGACTCATTTACAACTAGATTTGAGTTGAATGCAGAGATATATGTATTGTATGCCAGTGCATCAATTAAAACTGAAAAGTTGGATCCTTCAAAATCAAAGTCCGTAAAGTTTGAATTTGCTCTTAAATATTCTTTTATTTGAGTTTTAATCTGATCAAAGTCAAGATTAGTAAATTTGGTAACTGGCATTATCTTGTTGCTTTAAGTATGAATGTAAATTCTTGTTCTGGGAACTCTTGACCAATAATATCGAATAATACATTAACCTCAAATTCGTTTGTATCGGGTTTTGGATTAACATTCACCTCTAAGTTGTCAACTCTTGGTTCAAAGTTTTCAATAGTCGTTTGAATTTGTCTTTCGATGATTGACGCAGTACCAAAATCTATAAATCCGGGTGTGTTTTCAAATAAACTATCTCTTACATCAGATCCAAGTGTAGAATTAAAAAATCTTTCATTAGGAATTGTTTGAACCAGATTCCTCACTGATCTTTTAATTGCATTCTCATTTTTAAGTACACCAATATCATTCGTCACTGGATGCCTTTTAAAAGACAGACTTATATCCTTAAATGCTCTTGATATTCGTGTGATCGCCATTAAACGATGATTTTTATCTATTTATACCTATCTATTTAGCTGATTCATATTATAGTCCTCAGAATCAAAATAATTTAGTAACCACCATGCTACTGAACGTGGGTTTTTAGACCCACAAGTGAAAATATCCATTGCAACACATCCTTTTTCAGGCCAAGTATGACAAGAAAGGTGACTTTCACCTAAAGTTACGGTACAAGTCACTCCATAAGGTTCAAATTGGTGCATATAAGTGTTAAGAACCTGTAAACCCTCTGTTTTACAGGCACTTTCGCATACTTGCTCAATCTTTTTTGCATCATTTAACTTATCAAATGGTACATTATACACTTCAACAAGTAAATGTTCGCCCATATGGGCATTTTTCACGTTTTTCATCCGAATGTGTGTATATTATAGTGTTTTCGACGAGGAGGATACTTAAATTTACTCTTTTTTTCAACTTTTACCCTAACTGCCTTGTAAATTCTTAGTAATGTGTCTGTTTTCATCCTAACTCCGGTTCAATATTGATCTCAACATTGCCAGATTTACGTTCTTTGGCAGTTTTCCAGAAATAATTCTCTTCTGAACCCAATCCATCACGATCATGACCGTTTTCCACTTGATAATACACGGTTGAAACCTTAAAATCAGGAATCTTAGGTGTCTCAGGAGTGATACTATTGTCATATATCCTCATTCTGTTGTTTGGATAGAGGCAAAACTGTCCATTATCCAATTCTAAGAGGTTATGAGACTTATGTTCAGCTGGTTGTTCACTTGTTGAGTAGTCAATTGCATCTACACTCTCATGA